CCATTAATTAAAGAATTAAGGTTAGGTATAAAAGTTGTAAGCAGGTAATCTGAGATCTTTTCAACAACTGGGAGCAAAGCAGCACCGATTGCTTCTTTAGCCTCATCGGTGGCAATCTTAATACGCTCAAACTTCTTGGCAGCAGTTTCTGCCTCATTCTCAGCAAAAGATCCATAAGTGGCTGCAAGGTCTTTAGTGATGCCATCAAAGTCTTTTGCCTTGATTGCGCTTTCATCAATACCTAAGCCAAGTTTGTTGAGAGATGTAAAGGTTCCATCGTAAGCCTTGCCCAAAGCATTTGTAACGGCTTCTAGTGGCTTACCAGTCGCCGAACTAAGATCCATTGCAAGGTTAAGTAACTTCTGGGCTTCCTCTGTGTCCTTTGTGCTACGGACTAAACGAGAGAAGGCTGGACGTAATTGATCGTCCGTAATACCAATGGCAACTGAGGTTTTAGTGATCCAGTCGCCTACCGCTGCAACCTGAGCATCTGTAGCAGATGTTGTTGCCCGGATTGTTTCATCTAACTTTTCTTGAGCTGCGATGTCCTCAGCAGCAGCTTTAGCAAAGTCCAAACCAAACTTGATAGCAGCTGCGCCTGCAAGAGCAAAACCAGCAGCAGCAGCCTTGCCCCACTTTGTAATCTTATCGGCAGAAGTTTCTACATCTGTGTTGGCTGCTTTTAACTTCTTATTGAGGTCATCAACATCAGCAAGGATCGAGAGTTTAAGGGTTCTACTGCCAGCCATTAATTCCACTCCTTCAAAATCCTGCTAAATGCTTCTTCCCATTGGGCTACAAGTTGAGGCTGGATCTGACGCAACGTTGGATAAATGAAATAACCTTCGTTGCCTCGCTTGCCGTATCTTGGAGATCGTGCTGGGAATTGCTTGTACTTTTTAGCACCAAACTCAGCACCGGCTAAAAGACCGTTACCGCCTTGTGTGCCTGCGTTCCATTGAGTTGTTGCTCCACCGCTAAAACGTTGTGAGGCAAAACCAAATGACAACTCACCAATCTTTGATGACTTAGAAATCCTTACACCATCTGCAATACGCTTTGCCACTTGTGGGTTAGGCGCAGATCCAGCAGCTTGACGAATCCTGTCGCCTGCAAATTGTGCAAGGTTTGAAGATTCTTGTTTAGCTGCATCTAAGGCTTCATCGGACATTCCTTTGAAAGCCTTTGTGATTGCTCGCAAGTCTTTCTTTTCATAGGCGATAAAGTTTCTCTCACCAAGGAGATCATCTGCCATCCGACCGCTCCTTAATTATCTCTATCGCCGTTAAAACATCCTCTGCCGTCTCCCAATACTGCATAGGAATCCCCGTCTCTATTGCTAGAGTTACGAGGATCCGTCCTACGCTTCCGGCTGGGTGACTTTTGGGTTATCGTCTCCAACCGCTACATCAGCAACGGTTTCAGACCAGATCTCGTAAGACTTAACAGGCTTTCCAGCGTTTTCGCGCTTATAAGCATGATAAGCCAAAAACAACAAATCCCAAACGCCAATCTTGTCGTTCGCCTGAGAGATGGTGTTCTTTGTTTCACGTTCCCACTTTGCCCACTCTGGTGGCTGAGCAGTATAAGTTGCTGAGTCGCCTGAGTTGTATGTAATTGTTATTGGTAGTTTCATCTTATGCTCCCGTTGTTAGATTTTAACTAAATGTGTCTGCTGGTGTGCCAACGACTGTTAGCGCCCAAGTATCAGTCTGAGCGCCTGGGGCTGCTCCACCGATTGTTGGAAATACTGGCAAAACGTTGCAAGCAAAAACTGCGCCTGTAACTGCCGTTAAAGATACTGCAAGAGTTGTGTTTGGTGCAGTATCAGCTGCAGTCCACATTGCTTCAAATAGTGATGAGACCGCACCCCAGTCAGCCAACAACTCTACGTTAAGAGTCCATTGATCGTCTGTGTGCTTGTAAGCTTTGCCATCGAGTGTCTGGTAGACATCGATTGTTGGGCTGTTTACGAGTGTGACGCTAGTTGTCTGAGCATCGTACGCTGTAGTAGCGATGGTTAGAGTTAGGTCGCGACCCGTGATAACTGTTGTTGCCATTGGGTTTTCTCCTTATGCCGTCTGCGTATACCAGGTGGATACGCGTATGTCCGCGACTAGCAAGTTACTAGCGCCTACTGTTGTAACTGTTGGTCGATCAACCGCTTGGACATCGTATCCAGCCGGTATAACCGCCACAACGCTTGTTATTAGTTGTTCTATGTTATCAAGAGATGCTGGGTTGCTGTTATAGGCAACGCAGCAAGTAATCGTGTAATTCAACTTTGCTCGAAAGGTACTCTTGCCAATTGTCTCAAACTCCATGTAGGGAGAATCCGGAACGAGAACAACAGCAGGAACCGGAACCGACTCTGGAACGTAACTAAATACGTTTGCAGTAACTCCAGATAATGCTGTGGCAAGAGGAGTGCGAACCGCTGAGAGGATTGTGCTTGGCATTATTGTGCCATCGTCTCAACATCGATGTATGGTCCAAGTAGACCTACAACGCGGTTAAACAAGCTGCGTCCCATACGATAAGGAGACGGAGCAAAATCTACGCCTTCAATCTGTCCGCCTGGTGCAGTACGAGATTGGAAAACTTCAACTGAAACTACGATGATTGCGGATTCGACCGCAGCGACTCCGACATAAGTAGCAGCGCCTGTAAGTGTTGCGGATCCGCTAGGGATGACATTGCGTTCGAGGACATCGGCATTAGTGATGTCTGCTGTAAATGTGTATGCATCGACATCAGCATTGACTGTTCGAGTGCCGTTAAATGGAGTTCCGCATCCTGCAATGACAACTGATTGTCCTTCGGTAAACTCATGGATTCCTACTGTTGTGAAGGTTGCGACATTATCAGTCAGCGAAACCTTGGCAACGGGTGATGAAAATGTTGTAAGCAAAGGCAAGATAACTGCCTCAGATGTGTCGATGATGTCATCGAGGTAAGCATCGTTGTAAAGAGCAGACGAAACGCCAAGTACAGTTCTCAACTCTGACGCTGTAATAATACTTGGCATTTCATCCTCTCTAAACTGCTGGGGGAGCGATCGGGAGCAACCGCCCCCCCATGATTAATTGTGCTGGAGACTATGCAACCATCCAGCGGTATGCGCCAGCGCCCAACTTAGTTGCGACTGCGCCGTAACCGTAGTAACCAACCTGAACCTGACCTGTTGAGATTAGGTTTGTCTGTAGCTGCAAACGGCTTGACTCGTACCATGTGTAAGCATCTGGATTAACAACTAGCATTGTGTTGTCGCCAACGCCTGAGCCTGTTGTTAACTGACGGTCTACGCGGAGGTTAAGTCCTAGTAGGTTTCCACGAACGCCAGTAGCAGTTAGGTTTCCGCCTGCGTTCTGTGGGTTAATTGTCTGTGTGAAAATTGGACGGTTTGAACCATCGACCAAGCCCATTAGCGCGCCCCATTGTTCTGGAGATACGATGATGTTCTGAGCAAATCCAAGTGTTCCCTTGTAGATTGAAACTGCTGCATCTGAAACGAAGTCAGCGATGTTTGCAGCTGTAACTGTACGGTTTCCACCGTCTGTACCGCCAGCGATTAGAGCAGCTGAAACTGCTGCATCTGTTGCCTTTGCGTATGCGTACTCCATTTGGCGTACCAATTCAGCAAAGAACGCTGGTGATGAGCGATCAAGCAACTCTAGTGAAAATGTCTGCTGTCCGATGAACTTCTTGACATCTACTGAAATGAACGCTGCGTTCTGATCTGTCTCTGATGGTGTTCCGCCTTCAGCTGCGATTGCAACTGTTGGAGCAACTGTGATCTTTGGGATCTCGAATGTCATACCAGCGTCTGGTAGAGCACCGCGAGAAACTGACTCGATTGATGGACGGTCTCCGTTTGATATTCCGTTAATAACTTCTGTTAATTGACGTGTTGGTACTAGACCAGCGTTGTCTGTTGTGTCCGCTGCTGCTGCAACGTACAACTTTGAGTCCTCGTTACCCATTGATGCGCGAACTGAGTGCTCCAAGTATGAAGCCTTGTCTACGATTGGGTTGCGAACCTTTTGTGAGTTTAGTGGATATGAAGTTGCCTTCACTTCTGACTTTGCAGCTTCAACCGCTTCGGTTGATACTGCCTCTGAAACGGTTTCTGACACTAGGTCATCTCCTTCGGTCTTAGGTTCCTCGATCTGAGGTTCCGGGGTTGATTCGCTTGCAGCTTGTCCCTGTGTTTCGGTTGCTGCAACCTTTTCCACTTCTGCTCCTGGGATTGCTCCTTCTGTAACGAGTGAAACTTCGATTAACTTCGATGCGCTGATAGCCATAACGCCATCCTTGTTATCCCACGCATCTACTTTTACGCCAACGCTAAAATCTGAACGTAGTCCAGTTGCAGCTTCTTCTAATGCGTCATTACCAGCAGTTGTCTTTGCGATCTTGAATGATGCAGTAATACCTGTTTCATCCTGTGACCACTCCATCAACTTACCGATTGGCTTTGTCATTTCATGTTCAAGAACCAATTTAGTGTTCTTGCTAAAAGAAATTGAGTTTGGCAAAAATACTGTTTGACCAGCAGATGTGTTACCTACTGAATCCCATTGAACGATACGTCCAGCAATAATGCGTGATTCTGCATCGCTTGCTGTAATTGTTACCGGCATTGTTATTTTCATGTGTCGATTAGATCCTCTTCTTCGCGAATCTCTTGGATGCTCATTGCTCCAATGCGATTCAAGATTTCGTAAACCTGAGCGCGCTCCAAAGGATTACCGCGCAGGTATTCGTCTAGCGAGTAACGGATTTCATTGCCTTGACCGACAAAATCCGGCATTGA